GTGTGTGGTTTGGTTGTTTCGTTAATTTATTATATGGGAAAAAACCCAGTCATTCAGTTTCCTTGATAAATTCAGCCCTCGCGCGAACGATGGCTGCCTCGGCACTGCGATGCATGTCATCGATGGAGAGTGAAATTTCCAGTAGGTGCTTCACTACGTCGTGCTCGGACTCGGAGTCGGAGTCGTCGTCCCACACGGGCCAATGAATATTCCATCCGGCTGCCTTAAGTTTATCGGTTACAAACGACGTGCAATCTTCTTCCATTTCTTCCGCAAGCGGGCCTCTCCCACAAGCGGGCAATCTAAAAAACAGGGTAAACCTGCCATCGGCAATGTCGTAGTCGATGCCCTCTTCATCACGAATAAGAGGTTCGACACGCAACGTGTCATATAAGTACCTGATCATGCCTGCAATGAAACATTCTCCGAGGGCTGGAGGAGGTGTAACACTCTCCATCGAAGTTGTCTGGGTTCGCGCGGGTAAACCCTAGTTAGGGTTTTGGGGCGCCTTTTTCTTGCGTCGCGGAGTGAGGTCACGTGAAAAAAAATCTCAACTTTTCACAAGATGCGCGTTGAGCTGACGTCGAGCCCGAAACACGATAAGAAATTTCGCGTCACGTTCGGCGATGGTGAACGCGTCGATTTCGGTGCGACGGGCTACTCGAATTACACCAAACACGGGGACGCCACTCGAATGCGATCGTATGTGAGGCGTCACGGGGGTGAGATACCGTCCAAACTCGAAAAAACGTTGGATGCCAGACGGATTCAGACCGAAATGCTCGCGGTTGATTCGAGCTCGACCGAGGACTGGTCGCGATCGGGTATTCGCACTGCGGGGTTCTGGAGTCGGTGGCTCTTGTGGTCAAAACCGACCCTCGAACAAGCTAAACGGTACATCACGCGTCGGTTCGGGATTCGGTTCAAGCTCAACGATAATGACCTGCGAGCAACGTTAGCTCGGTTACGGCGCACACACGGTCGAGTCTACGCCCCGTCAAAGTACTTTAGGGGTCTCGCGACCGCGCGCGACGTAGAGACGCGGCACAAGAAGATGCTCAAATCCAATTACAAACCATTCAAAACCAACGCCAGCGTAAAGACGAGGCGAAAATCGAGTTATACCAGTCGATTCAAGAAGAAATTTCCCGGTGTAGGCGGTGATCTCGGCGATATCGCGCGCGCGACGGGAATACCTCGCTCCACTCTCCAGACTGTTTACGATAGAGGCCTCGCTGCATGGCGGACGGGACACAGGCCCGGGGCGAGTCCACAGGCGTGGGCGTACGCACGGGTATACTCGTACGTTTTGCGCGGGAAAACGTACCGCACAGCTAACGCGAATCTTCATCGAAAAACAAATAAATGATTTCGAGCAAATCGTCGTTTTTGTCGTTCCGCAGTGCAGGCCGAAGCCCTCGAAAAGCAAAACCAATGAAATGCATCGCTTACTTTTTTTGTGAAATCACATACAATGACTCAGTAACACGTCCACCACCGTACCGACGGTAATCGGTCTCGATGACATGCCACTCACGACCACTCTTATTCAAAATCTCGACCCATTCGTCCGGTTTGATGTACCCTTCATCACTGAAGCTCACGAGCACGTTGCGCGCCTTTCGTGTAGCTACATCGAGCAATCGCTCCATTTCGCCTCGCATCTCGCGCTTCTTATAGTAGACGCTTCGCTTCCAATTGGAAGGTATACCGGAAACGTCCGAAATGGTTTCGGGGCGTCGACCTTCGACCGCGTCCAAGATGATGTTGAGCATGAAATAGTTGCTTCCATACGTGTGCTTGTTGTATGGTGGATCGAGGTAGATCAAATCGAGTGTGTCGGGCAACTTTTGGATGAACTCGAACGCGTCTTCGCAGTGTACGTCCACGGGGAGTGCATTCTTGTACCATTTAGGGGGAGAAATCTCTATTCTCCCGACGATCCGTTTCATTTTAGCTGCGCGGCCCTCCGCTTTCAAACCTCCCCATGCTTTGTGAAAAGCATTGAAGACACCGCTCGTATTGCACCTGATGGTTGCCTGAATGAGAACCGGGGCGAGACAGTAGGGCCATAGGCGGCGGGGCACGTTTTGTGATACGTATGCAATCATACCGTCCAATCGGGCAGCATTCTCGGCGGTGTAAAACATGCGTTCACCGGGTTGGACGTTTGAGCTATTTCGAGGCGCGTACAAATCGCTCACAACACCGGTGGCATCCGGGCACGCGTTCATCGCGGTGATGTGCTCCTCGATGGTCCGCTGATCCTCTGCGCTCGGTGTGCACAAAAAACACTGCGACATGGTTTCGCAATACTTTTCAAAATCGTTCACATACACTTTATCAGAACACTGGGTGAGCAGTGCGCGCGAAACCACGCCGGAACCAGAGAATGCATCGGCCGCCGTGCGGGGGTTGATGGTTGCGACCACGTCGCTGATGACGTGCACGAGTTTGCGTTTATTGCCTAAATATGAAATGAGAGGTTGTCTGATGAACTCTTCAGTATTCATTTTACAAATCCAAGCGAGCTGTCTCTAAGTTGTTTTTGGTGGGCACCCCACACCGCGACAAAGCAATTATGAGCGACACCGCCTACTGCCTAGAAAAGTTACAACGGATCAACGCGAGCGTAGAGGAACTTAAGCGCCGCGGAGGTAACTGTGTATCACTCGGTTACGTACACGAGAAGATAAGCGAACCCATGACGGAGGAAACGCGATTTCAAACCAAACTTTTTAAAACTAAGAAAGCCGCGGCCGAGTACCACGATCGACTCTTTGTCAGGGAGGGTAAGCGCACATTGAACGCATTCGGCACATGGGCGTCCGACTACGATCCCAATACCGGTATCGCGTACGTGGTTCGAGCGTATCACGGCATCGTGCCCGTTGTTGTTTCAAACGAGATCCCAGTCCCAGTTCAAAGCCAAGTTGGATCGTGCGTCGTGTAATAATAATCAACCGGTAGAACCGAACCCACCCGCACCACGTTCCGTACTCGTCATCGCGTGTTGCGTTACCTCCGCGACGTACGGCGTTTTGATCATCTCGAGCACGAGCTGGGCGATCCTGTCACCCCTTCGCGCGAGAAATGGCTCGTCACCGAAATTGAAAAGCAGGACTTTGACCTCGCCTCGATAATCTTTATCGATGACGCCGGCGCCGACATCGATGCCTTGCTTTACCGCTAAACCGCTTCGCGGTGCGATGCGCCCGTACGTACCGGACGGCACCTCGATAGAAATACCGGTCGATACGAGCTTTCGTCCACCGGGTTCGATGCGCGTCTCCTCGTCGTCGCAATACAGGTCGTAACCCGCCGCTTCGACGCTTCCTCGGGTCGGCACCCTCGACGTCTCCGTGAGTCGAGTCACGAGCAAATGCGGCGTTTGACAAGAGCGGGTGGTCATTTTTATTTATATCACCATGTAAACCCTACGCTTTAAGCACTTTTGTGTGAGTGGTTCGCGCGACGCCATTGTCCGACGCACGACACGCGATGACTAAGATTATCGTCAGATCAGTGGGGCTCAGTGTTGGCGCGGTTGCAGCGGAAGCGGCGGCTGCGTACGACGACGCGTACGGCATGACCGACACCGACGACGGTTTACCGCCTATTGTTTACCGACCGCCGCACAATCGCGTCAGGGGCAATTCGCGGAGGTACCCGGAATTTTGGTTTGGTTCGCGGCGAACCGAGTAGTATAAAATCATGTCATGTCATATCAACGTAATGCACAATACGGGCTGGCCGGTGGCTCTCGTCATGTCAGCTTTCGCGTACGCACTCGACGCGCGAGATCCCGTCTCGTTCATCTGGCTCGCCAGCGCGGCCCGTTTCGTCTACGGTATGGATCGGTTTCTCGACGGCAAAACGTCCGATTCGGACACACCGGAGGCCATCACGCTCGCACTTTTCGTCAGTTTCCTCGCCTTACACAGCGCCGGCATCGAGCACCTGGCTCTACCAGAGACGGCGTGCGTACAGCTCTACCCAGCGTTTAAACGGCGGTTTGCCATACTTAAGCCTATATATGTGGGTTTAGGGTGGGGTGGGGCTGTCTGCGCGGTGCCATCGCTCATAGAAAAAAGAGAAATCGATGTTCGCGCGCTCATGGGTACGGCGTGCGCCGCAGCGGCCGTATCGAACCACGCAGACATCGCCGACGTCATCGACGATACAAAAAATGGAATAGAAACGGTACCCGCGCGTTTCGGGCGTAAGCGTGCGTTGTTTTACAGTGGAGCGTTAGCAACGACGAGCGTCGCGCTACTATCTACTAATAGAAGGAACCGCCGTGTCGCGAACGGATCCAATTCACAAGCTCGACGTAACAGCCTTCGGGGATGTTCTCTTTCACTTCTTCGATAGCCTCGAATGTCGCTTTCCAGTGTCTAGGCTGTATCGCGTACGATCTGAGCGACACGGGCACGTACCGTCTGCCGCGCGGAGGACGAGGTTGGTACACGATTGTCGGCCATGGGTTTGGTGGTAGTGGATTAATTTGCATTGCGG